GAGGCAGTTTAATACAATCCCTGATGTATCAGTGAAGCTTCGGGGGAAGCGCGTTCAAGTCCCTACTAACTATCACGCTCCAAGTCGGACCTATGTGGGGTTGTGGGACGGAACGTTCCAGATGGCATGGACTGACAACCCTGCTTGGATCTTCCGTGACATTGTTTTGAACGAACGCTTTGGCGTCAAACGCTATGTCAATTCTATTGCTATTGATCCTTGGTATCTCTACACCGTTTCTCAGTATTGCGACGAGCTTGTACCTAATGGATCTGGTACTACGGAGCCTCGTTTTACTTGCAATGTTTACTTGCAAAACCCAGGTTCAGTTTATCAAGTGCTTAATTCGCTTGCTTCTTGCTTCAGAGGTTTGCTTTATTACAGCGAAGGCGAACTGTATCTAACGCAAGACCGAGAGCAAAGTGTAGTCCAACAGTTTAGTGAAGCGAATGTTATTCAAGATGTAGGCGAAGACGGACAGGTTACTTCACCATGTTTCAGCTATACGGGATCAGCTAAATCAGCACGCAAGACCGTAGTTTTGGCAAACTGGGACGATCCAACGCAAGTTTATTCAAGCGTTACTGAGTATCAGCAAGACGATGAGTTGCTGGACAAGTTTGGGTATAACCCTGTTGATCTTCGTCTGATAGGTGTTACATCTCGTGGCCAGGCTTTGAGAGCGGCTAAGCATACGCTTTTCAGTGATCGATATGAAACCGAAAAGGTTAGTTTCCGTATTGGAGCGGAAGGTATTGCTGCTGGTGTTGGCGAGATTATTAAAATCAGTGATCCTTTGAAACAAGGCCAGCGTTTAGGCGGTCGAATTGTAGCTGTTAGCGGTAATTTCATTACTGTTGACGCAGTTCTGACATTAGTTAGTGGAACGGCTTACACGCTGACTGTTGTGATCCCTGGAGGGGATACGGTTACAAATCCCGACAACTCAATCAAGGTAAATCCAGAGTTAAAGGTATTAAATGTTGTCGGCTCTACCGTTGGCGAATCGACGACTGTTGTTCAAGTCGATTCAGCGGTAGCAACGCAAAACGGTGCTTTATGGGTTCTTGAATGGACATCAATGAAAGCAGCAACGTATCGCATTATCTCAATTTCAGAAGTTGAGTCTTTGATTTATCAAGTCGAAGCTATCCAATACAACAGCAGCAAGTATGGCTATGTTGACAACGATTTGCCAGTTGCAATACCAAAAGATCGCTTTACTGTTCAGCCTGTAGGTGTGCCTACGAATGTCGCAGGTGTTCTTCAGTATTCAAACGGTCAGACATCAATTCAGTTTTCGTGGCGTGCTCCCCAAGTAAACAATTCAGTTGACTTGTTGGTGCGGGGGTATCGCTATCAATGGAGAAAAGCCAACGACACAGAGTGGTCAGATCTTGTCCAAGTACAGGCTACAACTGTTGAAATTCCACTTTTATCTCATACTTTTGGCAACACTTATCAAGCTCGGGTATCTGCAATAAACCGTCTAGGTAGTCAGTCTGATTGGGTCGTTTACGAGGTTAATGCTTTCCCTGCTATCCCAGACTTGAGCAATGCTGGCTTTGGTGCAACTGTTACACACGCCAACCAGCCAGACGGCACTCAGCTGGTAATTGTCGATTCTGGAACGTGTCCAATATTGCCTCGTGTTAATGGCTTTAGGTGTTGGGTTAAGCCTCGCAATCTTTCGTCAGGCGAAATCCCTGGGGTTAAACCGCCAAATGATGATGGATGGTACTTCTTAACCGACATTCCGCTAACGGGCTATTACAGCATTGCATTTCACGCTCCAGATACTTATGACGTTCGCGTTAATTTTACAAGTGCAATTTTTGGTGAAGAGCCGACTGATTACATCTATGACGTTGTGGCGCGTGATGAGATTGCTCCACCAACGCCTAGCAATTTTAGTGTTGTTGAAAATCAAGACAGCAGCGGAAAGCGTTTTAGCTGGCAACTGCCTATTACTGAATACGGGAGCTGGGACCAAAACATTGTTGCTGATGTTGTGAGCTATGAAGTCAGATTCAAAAAAGGATTATTGGCGACAAATATTATTAATTTTGACGTTGCGACCGATCTTGTTACTGTTCAAACTGCAACAGTGATTGGCACGCGAGTCAACCAGCATTTGCTGAATGCTGGTGATGCGATTGCGTTTGCGGCGTCATCTGGTACTTTGCCAACTGGGATTGTTGATGGAACAACTTATTACGTGGCAACCGATGGGTTAACAAGTACAGCGTTTAAAGTTAGCGCAACAAGCGGTGGCACTGCTATTAACTTTACGGGCACTGCTACCGGAACGTATAACGTTTCAGGCCCGACGGACTTAAAAGCTCGATTAGACATTACTGCCTCTTGGGGCGCTGGACTTGAGCTTGCCTCTGGTGGCTTGCCTGCTCAACAGCAGTGGTTTGAAACCAGCTTGTTTGACACTGGCAGTTCTGTGGTGATGGTTAAATCGGTTGATGCAACGCAATGGCGTTCGGATGTTCCGGCGTACGTGTTGGTGAACATTGGCGCTCCTCCGGTTAGCAATGCAGTCCAAACATTTGACGCAAGCCTGCCTTCAAGTACGTGGCCTGGAACGTATGACAACTGTTCTGTTGTTGGCGGAAATCTTGTTCAAACAGACGCAACACTTGACAGCTATTTTACTTGGAATTTTGACAACAATAACGCTTCAAGCGCATTGTTGTTTTCCACTACATCAACGGCAACTTATTCACACTCACTGGTGGCTTTAACCGGCGAGGCGACTGAGATAGCACAAGAAGACGACTTTAACGTTCTTTTAGAAGATAAACCTCTTGTTATAGATGTCGCAAACAATAACTTCTCAATTCAAAAGAACGGGGCCACTATCAATCATGATTTAAAGCTTGACGACACCGTGGAATTTGTTGCTGTTTCTGGTTCGTTGCCAACAGGCATATCAGCAAGCACTGTTTATCACGTTGTCTCTACTGACTTGACGCTTACAACCTTCCGAGTTGCTTCTAGCCAAGGAGGCACTGCAATTACGTTGAGTGGGTCAGCATCTGGAACGTATGCAGCTCGCGGATTTAAACTATTAGGCGAGCAGCGATATTACAACCCAACAGAGCTGGCAAATGGTGGCATTGTTCATCCTTACGCTCCGTTTGAAAAGTTGCTTGGTGATGTGTATCGGGTTGAGACTCGTTTTAAAAGCCCTGATGGTGGAACCACTGCTGGCAATATCAGTGCATTGACGGCTCAGCTTGACTATCCCGACGTAATTGAGAAGCAAAATGACGTGTCAATTTCGGCCCTTGGGACTGTCATTGCCTTGACCAAAACATTCCGAGCAGTTTCAAGCGTTTCGATTGCAGCTCTTCAAACAGGCGGTTCAACTGCGGTCTCTGCTGTCGTTACGGCTAAAACCACCAGCTCGGTTACTATTAAGTGTCTGGACTCCAGCGGGGCCGGGGTCACTGGCCTTGTTGACATCACGGTAATTGGTTACTAATGGCTGACGCACGCATTTCCCAGTTACCAGCTTCAACGACGGTTGAAAGCCAGGACATTGTTCCGTTTTCAAGCATTAGCGCGAGCGAGACGCGCAAAATCACTGCTAATAATTTGGCGTTAAGACTGACCCAGTTGGGTTTGACAGTTGGTACTAACGTCCCATCAGCTCCTTATAACGGTCAGCTTTGGGTTGATACAACTACAAACCCGCCGGTCCTAAAGGTTTACAACGGCGCATCTTTTACGGTTGTCAGTTTTCTTCCTGGGTCGTCAGTTGCTACAAGTCCAAGCGGCACTGCGCCTTCAAGTCCAGTGCTGGGCCAGCTATGGCTTGACACTTCTCAAACGCCGGATGAATTAAAGGTCTATGACGGTGCTGCTTTCGTTCGTGTTGACCCTCTAGGCATTACGCAAACCGCTGGTGATGCAAGGTATCTGAAGCTTGATCCAGCTCAAAACTCGCCAACCAGTGCCGCTTCATATTTGCAATTAACCGGTGGAACGTTAACGGGCAACCTGACGTTGAATGGCGCGCCAATCACGGGAAACATGGCGAGCACT